ATTTGGCAACATACCCTGCCTCGTCATACCCTTTTGGGTTATCTTCAGGCATTTGACGTAAAAGTTGAGCTAATCTAACGGCGTCCATAAATATCCTTACGAGGTAGTATTTCCGTACCCAGTGTCAGGCAGGTTGTTTTGCGTGAGTAGTATATTTGGATAGCGTGGCGCGAGAGATAGCGTATCTGCGCCGCTCTCTGCTGCTTTCCATTTCTCCAGCTCACGAGTGTAATCTTGGAGCACTGCGGTGGTGTCAAAACCTTTAATCTCAAACAATTTGAGTTTTGTGCCAAGCACCATCACGCGGTCTGGGAATAACGTAGTGTCAGTATCAACCGTTAAACGTGTTTTAGGTGACCCACTTGCTGAAACCGCCCACGCATTAGAAACGTATTCAAAACCCATTACTAGCACTGCGGTAGGCGCAGGCCAGATAGTGAACTTGTTACCCATCATTCTAAAGCGCATACGAGGGCCTGTTGTAACATAACTTGCTTTAAGCCATTGCCACTCTTGAGCGTCTTTAGGGCCAATAATTGACCAACGATTTGATTTATTGTATTGGGTCTTGTCTACCATCCGCGCGAAGTCGCTAGGCATTGCATACTTAGCTTGACTAAACGTAATGGTAACGCCTGTTGCAGTGGCAGTAGCAGGAATAGAAATTGTAGCCGTTGTTGTGCCAACAAACGTGACAAAAGTATCTTGTGACAACCCTTCGCCAATGGCCATAAAATCAGTCGATAACCCTGTTACTGACGACAAATTGGTGATAGTAGTTGAGCCTTCAGTAACATTGCCTGTATATTGATAGTAAACCGTTTCAAAACGGTACTCCGCTGCTAAGGCTTGCCAGTCACGCTCAGTGGATAGCGTGTCGCCTGTACGGTTCATCAGCGCTTGAATTTGAAGCACTTGAGGGTCTGTTGATGTCGCCACTTGCGTGGGGACAGGCAAACCTATTTCTAAACAGACATCTTGAACATTCGTAAGTAGGTTTGCCATGCGTTTTATTCCTTAACGGTTCTAACTCTTTTGACTTCAGGTGGTTGTGCGTCCATCAAAATTTTCATTTGCGCTTGAAGCTCTGCAATTTGGTCAGATTGCGCTTTAATAAGCTCGTCTGCGTCTATTTTACCACGATTTAAAAAGGCCTGTGCTTTATTGCGAAGTTGTGTGCCGCCCATAATACGGATAAACGCCGCGTCAGGTGCGCCTGCAACTTGTTCAATATATCTAAACCCTTGGTAGGCTAGCTCAATGCGGAGTGTTTCGGCAATTTCTGGCCATTCCTCCATTGGCGTACCTTTAATATCTTTTAAGCCTTTATAGGCTTGCCATTGCCGTGCAAAACGGGCTTTGTGGTTATCGTCGGCAATCGTGTCAATTGACAGTGATTTATCGCCGGGTACATTGATTCGGATAAAGTCGTATTCTTGCCCATCGTGCGTTCCAATGTAGAATGAAACGTCTAAGTAAGCATCGCCGCCGGTATCGCCGACATAAGAAAGTTGTTCGCTCATATTTAATCCTAGTTAGTTGGCGGTAAGCCGTCTAGCTTACCGCCTTAAAAATTATACTACTTGACCTTGGTGGAATGGACGGTTGATTTCAATCAACGCCAAGCCAGTGCTAGGTGTACCAGTTGTGGTGGTAACTTTAGCGTTTAAGATTTGCTCTCCGTTTACGGCCGCGTCGTCAACGCTGCCCGGAGTCGCCGCTAATGAAAATACTTCAGCGCCAGCAACCATAGCATTAGGCGCTTTAACTACTGCAACGCCTGTGATTTGATACCAGCCATATTGTGGTGCTACGTTAGCTGACATAGCTACGGCAACAGGGCCTGTACCACCAGTAGCAGGTGACAATGCGGTTGTTGCTAAGTAAGAATCATAATCTACCATTGAACCAACAACAGTTGATGCAACGCCTTTCAAATAAATGAATTCGCCAGCGCCGTAAGTTGGGTCTACCGCAGTAACGATAGTGCCTAGCGCATGATTTTGTGTGGTATCAGTAACTGCGATACCTTGAAAACCCGCTAAAGGGGTCGTAATGTTATAAGCCATGAATGCCTCCTAGGTTGTGCTGAATGTTGCGTTGAATTGCGCACCAGAACAGGTTAACGCGCCAGAGAAACCCATTAAGCGAACAATCGCGTCTTGGTTAACTGCTTGACGGTCGCCGCCGATTGGCACGAAATTACGGTCTTTGTGAGGACGGAAGTACACATATTTTGTGTTAATAAAGTCCATACGAGTTGCAGTTTGGTTGCCGCCGATACCGCCACCAAGTACAACGTCAGCAGAGCCAGCGCCGCCGTAGAATTTCAACGCAGAGAAACCTGCCGCGCCTAATTTATCGTCAGTGATACGTTGGATTGCCTGCAAAGACGCTAAGTAAAGCGAATAGGCGGTTGAGCCTGCATAAATTAAATCAACATGGTCTGTGCCACGAACAACTGATAACGCGACAGTGTTCATGCTGTTTTGAATGTTAGCCGCAGTAGCTGCTGCTGAAGTCAAACCAGTTGAAGTGTACGCGCCATTACGCCAGAAAGTCCATGTAGCACGGTCAATACCGCCGTAAGTACCTGTACTTGGTGAAGTGCTAATCATAGCCGCTAAACCAACTAAGTTTTTACCTGCGTTACCTGTACCGTCGCCATGTAAGTCGATGTCGATTTTGTTGTTAAGTCTTGCTTCAGCAATTTCAACACGGGTAGCAAGCAATTCAATCATTGCTTCTTTACCGCTGTTAGCAAGCATTTCAGGGCCAGAAATCGTTACAGCGTCTGCATAATGTTTCAAATTGAACTGCGCAGCACTGATTGGAGAATCAGGCGAAATGTTGATAGTTTCATAACCGCTATAGCTTGACGCATAGTTGGTTGAAGGGTCGTTATAAAACAATTCTTGCAAAATGGTTGAACCACCGCTGATTGTTTTTACGTTACCGCGTTCTTTCAAACGAAGTAATAACGCGTTGTTGTTTGTTAAGTTATCTTGAGCCGATTTGGTACGGCTTTCGATGGTGGTTGCGATAATGTCACTAATCGCGCTGTTTGCAAATGCCATTGCTTAATCCTCGTAAAATTTAAAATCCGTGAAGGCGCATTGCCTGTCTAACGGCTTCTTCAGTAGTTGCAGGGATAACGGTTCGGTTCGCGCCCGCAGGTGAACCTTTAACCGATACCGCTGCTGCCTTTGCTGCCTTTGCAGCTTGGTCTGCCTGCGTTAAATTTTGACGATTCCCGCCGCCTTGCTGTTGAGCATAGACTTTTTGAAACGTATTATCGTTTAACCGCAATGCTTTTTCATAAGCATCATCTAAGTCATTTGCAAGTCCACGTTCTAGCAGGTCTGCCATCGTCGACTGCACCTCAGTAAAATACTCATGACGTTGCGCAAAATCCGAAATTTTAGACTGAATTTGAGCATCTTCGTGACTTTGTTTAAATTCCGAAGCATCCCGCAGTTGTCGTTCTTTCTCGTCTAACTGCGCCTTAAGATTGTGCATGGTCGGGTCGTATGGCAAGCCGGCTAGCTGGTTCATATCAATCTGATAATCATGCGCTAATTTCATTAGCATTTCCGCTTTTTCTTGGTATGACCCTCGACGAAGCGTATGTTCTGTTTTTAGAAGATTGAAAAACGCGACGTCTGGCGCGACTTGCATCTCGTCTAAATAGCCTTTATACGGGGCAATCGACTTATCAATGCTTTTAGCAAAGTTAGCCGCTGATTTATATTGCTCTATCCCTCTGTGGAACTGTTCTTCACGCTCTATGATATGCTTCTGTACAGTTTCTGGCAACTTTTCTAATTCGGCTGCCGCTTCAGCTTTCCATGATTTCCAAGGAGAGCGTTCAGGAGGTGTTGCTTTTACTTCTTCTTTTACTGTTTCTTCAGCTTCGCTTGTAGATGTTGATTCTTCAAGTTTATCCAGCTCACGCCCAATAATATCATGGGTAGATTGACTTTCTTCTTCTACCGCAACTTCTTCAACTGAGTCTTCAGTCGTCGTTTCTTCGCTCATTTCGAGTCCTTAGTTAGTTTATTCTTGCGGCAATTTCTTGTCGCAACGTTTCTTTTTTACGCTTTTGCGCAAAAGGGTCTACTTTGGGTGTCATGTCCTCGTTACCAACTTCACTACATCCATTGTTCTTTAAATGCCTGCGATGCTGACCTCTATCAGAAATCATACTACCATCAATTTGTGACTTATATGTCACAAACTCGGCGTGTACAAAAGACGCTGAAATAACTCGCGTCATTATCGTGTCGCAACACTCCGGCAAATTGTCATAGTCTGCCAGCTTTCTAAAGATGTCTTGCGTTGCTCCGCATTCTTTACATTTGACTTCGTACAGCGGCATTACGCAACATCCTCTGTCCATTCAATGCTTAGATACATACTAGCGCCAGTTGGTACGGCTTGCCCTCCAAAGTTAATCGCTAATGACTCTGACGTGCCGCGTAAAACAATCGCTTTGTCATTTCGAGTACCAAATGTATAAGTTGAAGGCAATGCGGCTGCCCCCGGAGTTGCGCTTGCGGATAAATAGGTTTTGTTAGCTTCTACGGCAATACCTGTACCTACCGCTGAAGGATTGGCAGTGTAAAGTGCTAAAGTAGCTGTTTGCGCGTCGTCAGATGAGTCTGATTTTGCCGCTGTCACGTTAGTTGATGTACCTGCTGTATTTGCCGCAGTGCGTTTAACAACATAATGGTCATAAATTGACGCGGCGGTAGCCGTTCCCACAATAACCACCTTTGTCACGCGAATAACTTTTGTCGCAGAGCCTGTTAACACCAGTACGTCAGTAGCAGTTGCTACGGGCGTAATGTCTTGCGCAACATAATGAAAGGTGGCGCGTGTACCGTTGGTGCTTATGCCTACAACGTTGCCGTCGGCTCTTGCAGCGACTGGTACACCAGTGCTACTGACAGCGGATATAATTTCGTACCCCATTTTAATCTCCAATCATAATAGTAAAAGTATGGCTTCTTCATCATCACGCTCGTCTTCAAGCATTTGCGCAATAGCAAGCTCTAGTGCAGCTTTTTCAGTTTCCATGCGAAGGATTGCTTCATAATCCTCGACAAAAGTGCTGGGTTCTTCTTCAACTTTAGGTGCAACCTTAGCCTTTGGCTTAGGCTCTCCAGTGACTGCTTCAACGGCGTCTTCAATCGCTTTTTTAACGTCAGCGCTGTTGTTTTTGTATTCTTTTTTCTTAGCTTTTATTCCACCTTTAGTTTGTGTAAATACTAACGGCGGCGCATCACTTCCTGTAGCCGAAAAAGCAATATCGTCAAGCGTAAGCGTTAAAGGCCCTGCATGGACGTCTTGCCCCGTGGCGACAAAAGTAATATCAGCTAATGTTAACGCTAATGTTCCATAGTCAGTTTGCGTAGCCGTAGCAGCAAAAGTAATGTCCGCTAATGTTAACGCTAACATTCCGTTATGCTTTACTGCGCCGCTTCCAGCAAAAGTGATGTCCGCTAATGTTAACGCTAACGTTCCGTTATGAGTAACTGTACCAGAATCAGCAAAGGTAATGTCCGCTAATGTTAACGCTAATGTTCCATTATGAATAACTGTACCGGAATCAGCAAACGTAATATCTGCAAGCGTTAGGGATGCAGTAGCCTCAATGGTAGACCACTGCGCGGTATCCCATATTCCAGCATCCCATAACGCCATTATGGATTTCCTTCCGTAATGGTTGCAGAAGAAATAGCTACGCTGTCACTTGTCGTAATTGTTGTGCTTGATAAGTTGATATTGCTGCCTGACGTGCCAACCGTTAAGCCTGATACAACCAAAGTAGTACCATCCGCCTTATAAATACTTGCGTTGGTGGCGGTGCCTGTTGCGCCTGCCGTCCCCGCCGTAATTGAACTCAATGTAATAACGCCGCTAGACGCTGCGCCAGCAAATGGGGTTCCGCAAACGCATTCTACTAATTGCGCTGCTGCTGCGGTATAAATTCTAAGTTTAGCGCCGTTACCAGCAAAAGTGGTAATTGCATCCGCGCGTGAATTGCGCAAGGTAGTGTTAAGTGTGACTGCCATTTATTTGACTCCTATAATTTTGCCGTTAGCGTCCCGAACAACTTGTTTTGGACGAGTTACTTGGTTGTGCATTTCAGACATTCTGTCGAGCAATGCTTGGTTTTGTTGATTTGCCATTGTCATCATTTGAGTCATGTTCATGTTAACGCTGTCGATAACATTGCCTAGTGAGCTTGACAATAATTGACTGACTTGAGGTGTTCCCGTTTCGTCAAGCTCTGTCATTGCATCCGCGTCTTTTCCTGCGTTAAGCGTTAAGACGTGTTGCTTCATGCTATTTTGAGCTTGAATCTGTGCAATTGCAATTCTAGTGTCGTTATCAAGTTGTGTTTTCCATTTATCAAACTCAAGTTTAGCTTGTTCAAGCTGATTGCTTGCTTGAAGTTTCACTTGTTCAAGTTGCATTGTCGCCTGCTCTGACTGTTGTTGTGCCTGCATCTTCATTTGGGCAATTTGCGCCTCGGCTTGTGTGCGTTGCTCGTCTTTGCTTGGCGGTTGAGGGCCTTGTGCTTTTTTGGCCGCATCTTCGACAAACTTCTCAATGACGCCTTCAAGCTCATTACCTGCTTTAAAGCCACGAACACCGTAAAGCAATAATTGCCCAACGACAGGCGCCATTGCAGGGTCTTCTTTGACCGCGCCCATGCCATCTCTCATAAACCCGCTTACCGCTTGCAAAAACTCCATGCGGTTTTGTTTTTCAGTCTGCTTATCAAGCTCAACTAGCGTGTCAGTTTCAATATCAATATTGAACACGCGAGCAGGCTCATTTTTGAGCATTTGAATGGCTTGTTGCACAAATTGAGCGTCAGGCGTGTTCATAATACCTGATACTTCAACTAACGTCTGTGGTTGGTATTTAGAGCAGATAATCTCCGACTTCATGCGTAGAATTTCACGCGCAAAGCGGTAAAGCCCATCTTTCATGTTGCCTAACCGCAACGACGCAAATTGACTCTTAATTTGTTGAGCCGTTGCGGTTTCACTCGCTACCGACGCGCCACGCATGATGTCGGAAAGTCCTGTTGTTTCGTAAATAATTTGTTTACTTGATTCTCGCGCTTGATAAAGCTGTTGCAGTGCTGACGCAACGTCGCCAAGTGGCATAAACTGAACCGCGCCTTGCAATCCGCCTTTTTCAACAAACGCCGCCCAATTTTTGACAGGAACAAGCACCCCATCATTACCTTCTTTCATCAAGCGTTCAATCGCAGGCTCGTCCGCCGCGTAAATACCCATGACTTTAAGCGCTTTGGTCAAATGCTTGATTCGACCTGTTAACTCGTCAATTTCATCTGCTTGGTCTTGATAGAGTAGGAAATCAGCTACAGGAATTAGCGTCCCTGTCGTCGTAGTAGAAAAGTAAGGTTTAGGGCAGGGGAAGAAGCTAGTCAAGCCTAGCGGGTCTTCTCTGTGGTCTAAAATGACATCATAGTTATCGGCAATCCAATAGACGCACTTTTCTGATTTACACCAAATTTCCCAAATTTCCGCTTTTTTATCGGTTTTAGTGGTTTCTTTATCTCCGTCTTTACGGTTTGATGTGTTGGTGAGCGGAACTTTCTCAAAGATATCACCAAAGCGGTCAGTCCCTTCGTCTAGCGTCATATAGACGCGTCGCCCAACCCATGTCACCTCGTCCCATGTCCGAGCGGGTAGATGTGCAAAATCCTGCCAGTAAACATAGTCTACCGGTGTCGTTTCCGACACAACTTGCTCGTAAACTTCATCTTGCGCTAGCCCATTTTCGCTATCCGGCGTGCGGTCGGGTGAATATTCTTCGCCCCCTACTTCCGTATAGTTAGTAATTTCAGGTTCAAACGCTTCAATCTTAGGTTCATAGCGTAACCATGCTACGCCTCTGCCCGGAAGCAGTCTGTCGTCCACCACGCAAGACAACGTGTCGTGAAAGTCAGGATATTCTTTAATCTCAAAGTCAAGAACGCGCTCTAAAATCATCGCCGCTACTCGCGCAGCGTCATTTTTGTCATCAAAGCGTCTTGAAATCTCAGGATTGGGCGGTTTTGCGTAAATGGCAGGCTTTAGTGTCTGTACGTTAGACCAAAGAATATTAAATCGTGCGTCCGCTTGCTCTGCGTCTTTGCGCTCGTCACGGTAGCGCTTGACAATCTTTTCGCCACGCTCCGTCCATTTCTTATATTCTTCTTGGTAGCGCGATATTTCGTCGTGCCAAGGCTGTGCTGATAGTTTGTCACTCATTATATTCGTCTACCTCTACGTTTCGAGCTGTGTTCCCACAACTCCTCTAAGGACTGGTCTTCCCAGAATTTTGCTTTGGGCTTTGGTGCTGCGTCTGGTCGTTGTTCACGCCATGCAAGACACGCGTACCGGAAAGCATCAGCAAAGTGAGATGTCCAATCGTGTTTGGGGCGTTCATTAAATACCTTTTTGTCCGCATTATACTCTCTTTGGTATTGCGTGAGCGCTTCCATCCCTTCTTTACAGCTTGGGTCAAACCAACAGTTTGCTAATGATAACCTAGCGGCTTGTATTCCGTCCATAAGTGATATATTTGGGACAATTCTAGGTGACCAACCAAGCGAGCGAAATTGCTCCTCAATACTT